TTTAAGATAAATAGACCTATCGGGTATAAATATTAATATGTCGCTTCGTCTACTAGTAGAAACACCTGCGCCAGAAGAGCAGTTTGAATATATTTTAGAAGAAAAAAATTCTAAAGGCCCAGCAAGACTTTGTATTCAAGGACCCTATATGGTCTGTAATGAAGTAAATAAAAATCAAAGAATCTACGAAAAGACCGATATGGAGCGAGAAGTAAATCGCTATATTAAGGAAATGGTTAACACACAGCGTGCAATGGGCGAATTGAATCATCCTACATCTGCTGAAGTAAATCTAGAACGCGCCTGTCACATAGTTACAAACCTTAAAATGGAAGGTAATTATGTTATAGGTAAATCGCAAGTACTTTCAACACCCATGGGTCAATTAGTAAGATCTCTTATTAATGACGGTGTAAAGGTTGGTATGTCTAGCCGTGCACTCGGTAAGCTAAATGAAGAGTCTACTGGTATTAATCGCGTTACTGATATGAGATTAATTGCTGTTGACTGCGTAGCAGATCCATCTTGTCCAAAAGCTTTTGTTAATGGTATTTTAGAGAGTAAACAATTCGTTCTCGCCCAGGATGGACATTTAGAGGAAATATATGATAAGTTTGAAAAAGCTCTTAAAAGCCTACCAACACGCGAGGTACAAACATATCTGAAGGAGCAGATATTATCGTTTTTTAAGTTTCTAAAGACTACCTAAAACGTAGAAAATTAGTATTCAACTAAATAAATATCTATATGGCAAAGAAGGCTAATAAGAAGAAAGACGTAAAGAAGCTTAACGAGAGTCAAGAAATAGTTAAGTTTTTACGCTCAATTTCTCAGAAAAATTATTCTGAAGCTAATAAATATTTACAGAACGTAGTCGATTCGAAGCTTAAAGCAAAAATCGGAGACGCTCTAAAAGAAAAACTTTTTTAATTTATGGAAAACAACATCACAAAAGTATTGAGAGAAGCAACCAAGGATATCCTCACAGAGGACGTTCTTAAGGAAATCGAAGCTGCGTTTGATAGCACAGTTAACGAAAGAGTTCAACTTCATGTTGAAAAAGCTCTCACCGAACAAGATGCTGATTATTCCAAGAAACTCGAGACTTTAGTAGAAGCAATTGATACAGATCACACCAACAAGCTTAAGAAGGTTGTTGATGCTATTGATACTGATCGTGCCGAAAAACTAAAAACAATTGTTGAAAAGTATGAAACAGCTCTTAAAAAAGAAGCTTCTGCTTTTAAGACAAGCATGGTAGATCAAGTTAGTAAATATCTTGACATTTACCTTGAAGAAAAACTTCCTTTAACTGATGTTAAGGAAGCTGTGAAGAACAAGAGAGCTATGACTGTTCTCGAGGGTCTTCGCGCTGATCTATCCGTTGACATGGTGCTTGCGAAAGATAATATTCGCGATGCTATTGTTGATGGTAAGACAAAAATAGATGAAGCTGCCAAGCAGCTTGAAGCCGCTAATAAGCAGGTTGAGAAGTTATCCGATGAAAATCGTAAGATGCTCGCTGATCTCGTTCTAGAGAAGAAAATTTCTAATCTAGATGAAGATAAGAAAGTATATATGAAGAAAATGCTCGGAAATAAAACCCCTGAGTTTATCAAGGAAAACTTCGATTACACACTCAAATTATTTGAGAAAACTGAAGAAGAGCGGCTTGCAAATCTAAAAACTGAAGCAGTTGCTGAAACAGTCACCTCAGAGGTTGACCGTCCAGTAATTGAAGAAAAAGTTGAAGCTCCTGAACAAACCGATTCAAAATTCGGATTGTACATGACTGAGCTTAGCAAATACTAATTTTCTAAGATTTGTTAAGGAATTTAATTCCTGAATAGTTTATATTAATGGTCGACATTTTATTTTGTTAAGGATTTATAATAAATGGCTAAACAAATTCGTCCTACACAGGCTTACATCGATGAATCTCGCGCCAAGGTATTGCTCGAAAAATGGGGTCCAGTATTGGATTACTCTTCGGACAATGTCCGCGCAATCGAAGATGATCATACACGCTTAAACACCGCCATTCTTTTGGAAAACCAAGAGAAGTGGTGTGTAGAAGCTTATGGTGGAAACTCAACTAACACTGCCGGTTACGGTTCTGTTGGTGCAGGTTCTAATAGCGTATTTGGTTCTATCAACGCAGGTGGTACTGGTGGAGTATTCCCCGGTTCTCCTAACGATGCATATGCACCAAATGATGCTCGTCTCCCTAAGATTCTAATCCCGATGATTCGCCGTACGTTCCCTGAGTTGATCACCAACGAAATCGTTGGCGTTCAGCCCATGAGCGGTCCAGTAGGTCTTGCTTTTGCTCTCCGTTATAGATACGAAGGTTCTGCACTCGGCTCGCAGCTGAACAGCGGTGACGCTGCTCCTAGCGTTAGTGGTGACACTAGCGGTTGGACTAAAGCTTCCGACGGTGCTGAACTTGGTTACCAGTATCTTGATTCTAGATTCACTGGCGCTTCTGCCTCGGCTCTTTCGGGCCTAGGTTCTGGAAGTGACTTTGAAATCTTGGGTCAAGATCAGGGTGTAGCTGCACTGCTTTCGCAGTTCGAGCTATCCTCCAAGATTCCTCAGATTGTCGTTTCTTTCGAAAAGACAGCTGTTGAAGCTGGTACACGTAGACTCGCTGCTCGTTGGTCGGTTGAATTAGAGCAGGATCTTAAGAATATGAATGGCATCGATATCGATACCGAACTCACTAACGCAATGTCGTATGAGTTGCAGGCCGAAATCGATCGCGAAATGATTATTCGAATGATCCAAACAGCTCTAAACGCTGGCTACGGCACTGGGTTCTCCGTATGGTCACCAATCTCGGCCGACGGCCGTTGGTTGGTTGAACGTAATCGTGACTTCTATCAGAGACTAATCGTCGAAGCTAATCGTATTGCTGTCCGTAATCGCCGTGGTGCTGCTAACTTTGTAGTTGCTACACCTCGCGTTTGCGCAATCTTGGAAATGCTCCCTGAGTTTCAGTGGGTACCAGTCCAGGGTAATGTCAATACACAGCCCGTCGGTGTTGCAAAAGTAGGCTCATTGGGTGGCAGGTTTAACGTTTATCGCGATACACGTACAGAAGCGCAAGCCGAAGCTACAACAGGGAATTTCCCTGCTGGTGCTACACGCGCAACACGCTTAGAGTACGCCCTCCTTGGTTACAAGGGTCCTGAATTTTACGACACTGGTATCATCTATTGTCCGTATATTCCGGTAATGGTTCAGAGAACTATTGGTCCTAACGATTTCTCCCCTCGTGTTGGTCTATTAACCCGTTATGGTGTTGTAGATAACATCTTTGGAGCAAATCTTTACTACCACGTAATTATTCTGAAGAATCTCGGTACAGCGTTCACACCTGGAACACAGTCTGTCTACTTCTAAGAAGTAGTCGGGATTAATAAAAGAAAACGTTTCACCTGGTTCGTCCCAGGAAATTTCAAAGAAAGGGCCTCTTGCGGGGCCCTTTTTTTTTGTCTAGAAATAAAAAAAAGCACTATTTGAGAATAAATATTAATATATGGCAACAGATTATATTTCAACAACCCCTTGGGATGATCCCTTAAATCCATGGCCCGTTTACAGCATAGCTACTGTTGGCGGTGGTGGTATTGCTGCAGCAAGCATTGTAACTCTTTCACAATTTGACCCTACTGTTGCAACTGGAGGTAGAGCTTTATTATTTGAAAACGCAGGCTCCGAATTTATGTTATTTAATAATAACGAAGGTTGGTATGTCGGTGATAGCGACAATACATTTTTTCTCGCCACAAGCTCCCGTCAGATACCTGTTAAAGCAGCTGGAGCAGCCAATGGTTGGACAAAGGTTTCACCTGCCGGAACTGTTGCTAACTTAGCTGTAACACCTGATACAACAAGTCAGACTGACTGGTCAAAGCGTAGACTCTGGAATCTTAACGGCTAATTATTGTCGTACAGTCTTAGTAAAGTATTTCCACTTATCCCACATAGCATGATTCTCTTTTAATAG